GAAGATCGCTGCCAAACGCTAGTTCATCTTTGCAACGTTTGTCTTGATCGCAAGCAAAGTTCACTTGATGATCTGCGCAACTTTATTAAAAACATCTTCGCCGATGACGTATCAGGTGTTGTTACACTTTGCACCTATCATCGCAGCAAAGGACGTGAATGGCAGCGCGTGTTCCTGCTCGAACACAACGCACGCTGCCCGAGCCCCTGGGCCAAGCAAGCATGGCAGCAGCACCAGGAAGCCAATCTCGCCTACGTCGCAATCACCCGGGCGCAGCATACGCTTGCCTATGTCAGCTAAGGAGGTAGTCTGTGCTCCTAACCATCATCGCCTCCGGCGTTCGCATGCAGCGCGAATGCACCCCAACCGAGTTGCTGGCGGTCGGACGCGAGCTACAACTGCGCCAGGAAGCGTTGCGAGACATATCGCTGCGCATCACCGTGCAGGACGGATCGGTGACGCATATCATTTGTAACAAACTGAGGGAACTGAGATGACCGAGCAACACGCACGCCCTTATAAAAAGGCTCTGTTAGAGGATTTAAAGTTTGCTCTTGAGATCGGGCGAGCAGGACTTCGTATGTGGGATTCGCGTTCTAAGAATTATAAGCGAGTCCAAACGGAAATCGCTGCAATTGAAGCGGAATTATTCACACGGGATCACGAGGCGATTTATACTCAAACAGGAGAACAACATGCCCTGGCTAACCATTCTTCCTTACCGCGTCGGTGAGACTGAAGCGTTCAAGCGTAATCGCACTTCGATCGACAGCGATGCCGGCGAAGAGTTGATCCATCAGAAGATCGCCAGCGTCGCCGTTCGCACTGGCGATTTGCATCACGTTGATGTCACCGATCCGGACGGAAAGACCGAAACGTGGACTATGGACGACGCTAGTAAAAAACTGGTAAGCGATCTGACCGGAGCAACCATCGAGATTCAAACTCATAACAAAGAGGTTCCAATGGCTACGAAAGTGAAGACCAAGGCGAAGAGTAAAGCAAAGAGCCCGGCGAAGGCGAAGACAAAAACCAAGACGAAAGCAAACGGTGATGGGGCCAATCACAAAATCATCGCTTTGCTCAAGCGAGACGTAGGCGCAACCACAGCCGAAATTCTCAAGGCTACCGGATTGAAGCGTTGGTCGATTAAGGCCACCGGTTTAAAAGTCATCAGCAAAAAAGTAGAAGGTGAAATTCGATATATGGCTCGTTAACATGGCCAAAGCCACACGAGTTTACAAAAAACAAAACGTCTATGACGCCACCCAAGACAGGTTGGCGTTCATATTCAAAAATTTTGAACGCATTTATCTGTCCTTTTCAGGCGGAAAGGACAGCGGAATTTTGCTCAACCTGCTACTTCAATATATGAAAGAGCACAAGATCAAGCGCAAAATCGGAATCCAAATACTCGACAATGAAGCCAACTACGAGTTCTCGGTAGAGTTCATGCGGCGAATTCTCGAAGCCAATCGAGAGCATCTTGAGATTTATTGGTGCTGCATGCCGGTGACCCTGCCATGCACCGTGTCTTCTTACGAGGTCGATTGGAAATGTTGGGGCATTGAGGACGAACATCGTTGGGTTCGACCCATGCCGGAACAGGATTACATCGTCAACATTCACAATCATCCGTTCGGAGAATTGTTCGTTGAAAATATGAGCTACGGTGAATTTTGGGATATGTTTGCTGAGTGGTACAGTCAGGGAAAAACGTGCGCCAATCTAATTGGCATTCGGGCAGCGGAAAGTCTAAACCGTTTCCGTGCAATCATGAACGCCGATAAGATTACGTTTAAGGGCCAGATGTGGACGAAGAAAAACACCGAGCACGCTTATAATTGCTATCCTATTTATGATTGGAGAACAGAAGACATTTGGACTGCCAACGCAAAATACGCATTCGATTACAACAAGCTTTATGACGTGTTCTATATGGCCGGCGTTCCGGTTCACAAGATGCGCGTTGCCAGCCCGTTTATGAGCGAGAGCAAATCGTCGCTCAACATGTATCGGATTATCGATCCACACGTATGGGCTAGACTGTGTGCCCGCGTCGGTGGTGCAAATTTTGCTGCCACCTACGGCAAGCAATTAAACTATCACAGCTTCAAACTTCCTGCAGGACACACGTGGAAATCCTTCGTTAAATTTTTGCTCAACACCTTACCGAAGGAAAGCGGACAAAATTTTAAGCAGCGCTTCATCCAATCAATCCTATTCTGGGGTCGGGTGGGGCGCGGATTATACGAGGATGTGATCGCTGATTTGATTAGACTTAAAATTCGTTTTGATATTAACGGGACTACGCCGCACGGTAAAAACAATCTGCGTCGCGTTAGAATTAAAGTCCCACCAGATCATCTGGACGAACTCGACGCACATAACAGCGAAGTCACTTCCTGGAAACGGTTCGGAGTGACAATTTTGAAAAACGATCACACCTGCAAATATCTTGGACTAGCTCCTACCCTTCAACAAATGAAACGTCAAAAAGAAATTCAAGCAAAATATGGGAGCGTGGGATCATGAAAAAACTACGTGTTGGCATCATTTATTTGATTACCTATCCGAACGGTAAAATTTACATCGGTCAGGATAGAACAGACGACATTAATTATTTTGGTAGCGCATGCAGTTTTATGATTGCGAAAGATTTTAACAAAAAAGAACGAATGAATTTTACCGTTAAAAAACAAATCGTTGAGTACAAGAAGCATATAACAATTAAGGAATTGAACGTCTTGGAAAGAAAATGGATTCAACAATACAACTCGAACGACCCGGATGTTGGATATAATAGAACCGGAACACCGCGACAAAAATGCACAGAAGTTTGGGAGAGATAATATGAAGGTCATTAAGATCGCTGAGCTACCGAAAGATCGAATAGTCGATTGCCCGAATGGTGGGTTTCGTAGCCATCGCATGTTGCTGGCAAGCGACAACACCGGGTATTCAATGACAAAGACGGTGATCCCTCCGAACGGTCGTCAATTCTGGCATTACAAAAATCACATTGAAAGCTGCTATTGTGTTTCCGGAAAAGCACTTTTGACAAACGCAAGCAATGGTGAGTGTTGGAATATAGTTCCAGACACGACTTACATTTTAGACAATCACGATCCGCATTATTTCGAGGCGCTAAAAGAAACCGTTTTGATTTGCGTTTTTAATCCGCCGCTAACTGGTCGCGAGGTTCACCAGGACGATGGTTCATACGTTGCCCCGAACGGTTTCCGATCGCCAGTCTATGACGTTCTATCTGTTCCGTTGGATAAGGTAGTTTCAAACGCCTACAACCCAAACAAGGTTGCACCGCCAGAAATGGCATTGCTCGAAACATCAATTTGGGAAGATGGCTACACGCAACCAGTCGTCACAGTTTACGATTCTGAAAATGATCAATATGTTGTCGTCGACGGCTTCCACCGTTATTTGATTTTGAAAGATAGCGTTCGCATTCGTGAGCGCGAAGGCGGAATGCTACCAATCGTCGTGCTTAACAAAGCAATGCACGATCGCATGGCATCGACCATCAGACACAACCGCGCTCGCGGAACACACAATATCGAATTGATGAGCAGCATTGTCGCCGAGCTCGTTGAAATCGGTAAAAGCGATCGATGGATTTGCAAGCATATTGGAATGTCCCCAGACGAGTTGCTTAGGCTAAAACAAATCACCGGCGTCGCAGCATTGTTTCTCAATCGAGAATTTTCCGATAGTTGGGACGCAAAGCACACCGATGAAATAATTATGGAAAGCGAAGATGAAACTGAATAAAAGAATTTATCATCCCTACACCTCGTGGGAAGAAATCCAAGCAAACATGTGGGGCGAAGTTGATAACCGAGAAAAGTTTATAGCCTTGGCGATAAAATTCACCGGAGATCACAAACGCTACGGTTCATATATGAAGCGTGTCGTACGAGAATGGCCTGTGAGTTGCGAAAACGCGCTGACAGATCATGCGCTCAATAAAAAAGCATGGATCGGACACGCTGCTTGTGCTCTGGCGCTTGGATGTCCGGAAGATATAACGCGAGAAGCCTGGGGGCATTTGACCGATGAGCAGCGCATACTGGCAAACCAAGAGGCGGGCAGAGCAATACGAATGTGGGAGCAATCTCAAATCGAGAGTTGAAGCCTACAAGACGCGATGGGAAAAGCGTTGCTATGCCGAAGGATTGCCTGACGAAGTACCATCCAAGTTAGCGGCATCGGGTCGCGTTCCGTCTTGGAGAGCCGTGGCCATAGCAATCTTAAACAACGATCATAATTTGTATTCGCTTGGATTTGCTGCAAAAGAAACGCTTCAATCGGCTGCTCTTTATAAACACAACACCACAGACGAGGCCAATAAAATGTTGGATGTTTTAAATTGGCTGAGCGATGCTTTAGGCACGAAAGAAGGCATGACACATTACCGTGTTTGTAACGGCGCAATTTCTGCAACCAATGGGGAAATCACCGCATCGCATCCATGGTCATTCGGTGGGGGTGATTTTCTTGTTCCGGGTATAGAATTCGAAAAGATCATCAAACGAATGAGCGGTGAGCCTAAACTATCTCTGACCAAAGATGGAGCGTTGATCGTAAAATCGGGACGCTTTAGCGGTACGGTGAAAACGCTGTCGCCGACAGAGTGGAATTGTCCTGACGTGAAAGACGCAAAGTTCAAGCCTTTGCCCGATAATTTTTTGCCGTTATTGGCAGCTTTGAAACCATTCGTATCGAATGTAAAAACACAGCCGTGGGCGACATGTGTCGCGATCGATGCGGGATGGATGCTGGCGACCAACAATATCGTAATTGCCGGTGCGGCGTGTAAAGGATTGGAAAAAATAAATGCGTTGTTGCCGCTGTGGGCAATCGATTTCGTTCTCGATCGAAAAGAAGGATTGAAAGACTGGTCGATAAACGACAACTACGTTGCGTTTCGTTGGACTTCCGGTGCATGGATGCGCTCGCAATTAATCGTAGGTAAATTCTCGGAAAAAGCAGCAATGATGGTGCGCGAGAGCGCCAAGGCCAAGCCTACTCAAGTCGTTACCGAAGAGTTCCTAGAGGCATTCACGCGCATAGCCGAAATGGCCGACGACACCGTGTCGATCTATCGCAATCGCATCGTGGCCGGGTTCGGTAAAGCCGTCGTCGAAGACGGCATCGAATGTGAAGTGCCGGCCGGATCTGACTGCTCGGTATTCGGCGCACAGTTCCTGCTACCAGCCATTCGAGAAGCCGATTGTTGGTCGCCAGGATCGTGGCCGAAGCCGTCGGTGTTCCGGGGCAAGCTAATTTCGGGATATTGCGTCGGGAGACGCCCATAAGGAGGCCCAAAGTCCTCACAGAAACCGCCCACCGGTGCGTTAATTCCATGCCTAGGCGCCCAAGTAGCTCCCGCCAACCAAAACGCACCAGCAAGGCCCGCTAGACGATATGGAACGAATAGCGAACACTGATAATCTTGGCCTATTCGAACCGATGGCGCTCAATCCGTATCAGCCGCGCCCACCGATCCCTTACGAACTGATGACCGACGCCGAGATCGCTGCCGGTGCCGGTGGTGTTTTGATATTCGACATCGAATGCTACGTGAACTTTTTCCTAGTGGCATTCCGCTCGGTCGCAACAGGAAAAACGATCCTGTTCGGCGACGACATCGATGTCGAAAAGCTGGAATGGATAGTGCGGCATTACACTTTGATCGGATTCAATTCTATTCGATACGACATGCCGCTGATGTGGGCAGCCATTCGCGGCGACAACACAGAAATGCTTAAGACCATATCGAACAAATTGATTGTGGGTTCTCATCAACGCGTTACAGTTCCTCGAACATTGCATATCGATCTGATCAACGTGTGCCCTGGACATGGCGGGCTCAAACTCTACATGGCACGTCTGCATGCACCACGTATCCAAAACCTTCCATTCGATCACAACAAACCGCTGGAAAACTGGCAAAAGGCACCGGTCATCGATTATTGCATCAACGATCTGATCGGCACTCAATTGTTGTATGAAGGGCTGCAGGAACAACTAGAATTACGACGAAGCTTGTCTTTTGAATACGGGAAAAACTTCTTGTCCAAGTCCGACGCACAGATTGCCGAGGATGTTATCGATCAGGAAATAAATCGATTGACTGGAGCCATACCGTTGCGACCGAAGATTGCTCCGAATGCAATTTATCGTTTCCGTGCCCCGGCAAACCTGAAGTTTCAATCACCATACATGTGCGACGTGGTGGCTACCGTTGAAGCTACTGAGTTCCACATAGACGCCGCCGGCAGACTGGAGCGACCGAAAGAAATCGAAAGCCTAGAAGTTCAACTAGGTCACAGCACCTATCGCATGGGCGTTGGCGGACTGCATAGTTCGGAAAAATGCATGGCATTGGTCGCCGACGATGAGCACGAAATCGTCGACCGCGATGTGGCGTCATATTATCCAGCCATCATCATCAACTGCAATTTAATTCCACAGTCGTTGGGAAAGGATTTTCTTACGGTATATAAAATATTGGTCGAAAGAAGATTGACGGCCAAAAAATTAGGCAACGCAGCCGTGTCGGAAAATCTTAAGGTGACCATCAACGGCACCTTCGGCAAGACCGGCTCACCGCATTCAATATTGTACTCTCCAGATATCTTCATTCAGATTTTACTGGGCGGTCAGCTTTATCTGCTCATGCTGATCGAATTGATTGAAGCCGAAGGAGTATCAGTCATGTCAGCCAACACCGACGGTTTCGTTATGCGTTGTCCCAAAAACTTACGTTCACGCGTCGACACTGTTGTTGCTGCGTGGGAACGCAGCACCGGGTTCGTCACCGAAGCGTCAACCTATCGCGGATTATGGGCACGCGACGTGAATGCTTATATTGCCGTGACGACGGATGGCAAAGTAAAAGCCAAAAACATCTTCTACGATCCGTGGCGCGGGACCGGAGCACGAGATCAATACTGGCGGTTTCAAAAAAATCCGACGTGTCAAATTTGCGCTGAAGCAGTCGAACGATTAATCGTCGACGGCATACCGCTGGAGGAAACAATATCTCGTTGCAACGACATTCGTAAATTCCTAGCGATCAAAAGTGTCACCGGAGGAGCGCACAAGAACGGCGATTATCTTGGGCACGTAGTGCGGTGGTATTACGCCGTAGGCGAAACCGGACACATCAACTACATAACCAACGGTCGCGTCGTTGCCGATACGCTTGGCGCTCGACCGCTCATGGACCTGCCTGCAGAACTACCGAACGATATCGACCGCGACTGGTACCTTCGACGCGCCGAAGCCATGCTACGGGACTGTGGGTGGGCTAAATAAATCGCTTGCTTTTTCAAAAGTCCGGCTATATATTTCGCCCCATTAAGGATGGAGGGCTGATCATGAAGATCAACGATATCAAGGAAGGCGATGTGCTCGTATCTACCGACAAGAACGGAACCGGATACTATAAGGTAGAGCGGGTCAATCATATCACAGTCGATGTGCTGTGCGAAAATGGCAACACAGCAAGAGTTCGTGCAGCAATATTTGATCGCAAAGTAACTTACCCGGTCAAAGCATTCGAATAGATTTTTTAAACATGATACGAATTGGAAACATCATGAGCATCGAAATCAACATGGACTCAGTCACCATCAACGGTGTTGTGCTGTATCGTCCTGACCGTATTTCGCGCAGCACATGGATGGGCTTCTGGGAAGCGGTAACGAGGATCGGCGCATGACCCAACAGGAAAAACTCATTCGCGGCTTGCTGGCACTCGGTAGGTTCGAAGTTAAGCGCACTCACAGATACGTTATCTTCACACGCCGCGAAGGCGGGTTTTATTATGTCGGAAAGAACGGCGCGTTGCGTTCCGGCAACAACGTGACAGATAGTCTTCCCTGTTCAACACACATCAAGCTAAAAATAATGGAATGCGGCAAATGAAACTCTCGACCCAAGGCGTCCGCTATTCACCAGGCGAACAAAAAGCCTTCGCTTTGCTGACAGCAAAGCCGAAAACGACAATCGAACTGACCGACGCCATCTACAAAAACGGCAATCGTCCATTCAATTCTCGCGACGTTGTACGCGGCATGATGAAGAGGCTGATGGACAAAATACGCCTCAACAAAGAGCCATTCATTGTCCGCTGCACCGAACGCCGCGGACCGCATCCGTTAAGCTTTTGGGTGGAGAAACGGAAGTGAACCGTTCACGTCTGCCAGATCGACGTCGTAGTGAAACATTCAAGTTTGAATGCGCCGGCTTGCATTACACCGCTACGGTGAGTTGGTATCCAGACGGACGGATCGGAGAATTGTTCATCGACAGCAACAAGGTCGGCAGCATGGCCGACACTAATGCACGGGATGCTGCGATTTGCTTTTCGCTGGCAGTACAGCATGGCGCTGAACCGTCGTTGATCAGCAACGCGTTGTGCCGTGACGTTAATGGCAACGCCAGCGGACCGTTGGCTGCGGCATTGGATTATATTGAAAAGCGAGGATTGAAATGATGTGGACCGACGAAAAAAACGACATGCTGCGATCAATGTGGGCGGATGGGTTCTCCGGAAGCCAAATCGCAGCCGAACTCGGCGCTCCGTTGACGCGCAGCGCCGTCATCGGTAAGGCGCATCGGCTTGGCCTGCCTGCCAGGATCGAACGTCAGCAGTCGCAGATTAAACAAAAACCGAACGAGTCAACAGCTGTCCCCGTTTACTGCCACTCCTGCCAGAAGCAAATTGACCTGCCTGGAACATACAGGATTGTCGAAGGCTACAGCTATCACTTGGGCTGCACGCTGCCGTTTTACCCGAGGCCGATAACGGTGGCGTCTCCAAATATCAACGGCGGCCCAATCACGCTGATCGAATTGACCAACCGCACCTGTCGCTGGCCGGTCAACGACGACGTTCGGCACATGCTCTACTGCGGCAAGCCGCAAGCAGACTTAGATGGTCGAAGGCCATACTGTAATCATCACACCAAGATCGCTTGGAGGGGCACATGAGTGAGTTAGAACGAGACCTTGAACGCTGGCTGCGTGAAAAGCTGTTCACCTTGACTCAAGACGCTTTCATGCGCTGCGATGCGGCCGGAGTTGATGCTGGCGTGGTGATCACTCCGTTGGCCGTCGAGCTAGCCGCCCGGTGTCTTTGCCACGCTCCGATATCACCAAACGACGCTGGCCGAATGCTCGCTGGTGCCATCACCTTGCTTCGTCAAGGTCACGCGGATAGGGCGCAGCCGGTGGACTCCAGTCGGTGAGTGCGGGCGTCGGCTCTCAGAAAGGCATCCTGCGGCGGCTGTTGCCCTGACTTCATTCACCCGTTCAAGGATGTTCGACCCGCACACTTCAACTCAAACGGAGAAATGAAATGTCTACCCAACATCAACCAACCACCGCTCAGGATATCTTCGACACCGTCGCACTGCACCTGATCGTGCAGGGTAGGCGCGCCATCCTTGGTACTCATTGCCGCTACCGCACGCCGAGCGGCGACCGCTGCGCCATCGGCGTGTTGCTCCCCGACGGGGTCTATAATCGGCAAATGGAAGGCGCGTCGGTGCGAGGCAACTGCAAGTACCTGCCGGTGTCGCTTCAGGCTCATATGGCGCTGCTGGTCAACCTTCAGGAGCTTCACGACGACATTTACCTGTGCGAACCCGGATCGGAGACCGTCTTCGATCAAAAGCGGCTTAAAGCTGCACTGGCAACGGTTGCCGATGTTCACGGCCTCTCGGCCCGCGTTCTGGCCTTCGTTTGAAACAGGAGACGACGAACATGCTGCCAAAGTTCTTGACCAATGGAGATAAACAGATGGTTGACCACAAGTACGAGCCACCGCCGCTCCCTGCCCGTGCCGCGCCGCAGCCGCGCCAGTACAGCGACGTTGCGGCCAGGGCCGCGCAGCACGTTCACGACTTGGAGATGACCATTGAGGCCGCGCAGGCCGACATCCATGCGCTGACGGCGCGGCTAACTGTGGCCGACGAGCGCGCCCGCGTCATCCAGGCCGAGAATGAGTTCATGATGAAGGACCGTGACTATCACAAGGAGCGGTGCGTGCGCATCGAGACCAAGCTGAACAGCGCCGCGCAGTTGATCCTCGACTGCATGGGCAGCGCGGCGAAGCCGGAGGACGAAGTGGTGACCGTCACGATGGCTGACTTCGAAAAGGAAGTTATGAGCGGCAACACGACATACGATCCCAACGCGCCAACGACCAACACGACGCCTGAGCCGCCGCGCAACGGTAATGGTAAGAAGGCAAAGCAACAGCAGAATGAGCCACCGCCGAGGCCAGAACCAAGCCAGCCTTTTGCCAAAGGCTGAAAGTTGCCATCTGCTCGTTGATGAAAGTGCCCGCTGACGGGACGCAGTCTTCGAGCATGGGCGCGGGAGGAAGTTCATAGCCTAAACCTCCCGCGCCAACCCAATGGAGGAATGAATGATGCATCCACTTCATGACGATAGCGACGACGCAGTCATAGTCATCACTGTCTTCATCGGCTTGTGTGCCGTAGTGGTGGCTGGCTTCGTCATCGTCGGAATTGCAATCGCGAGGATGATGCTATGACAAACGTGAAGCAGGAACTATGGGGCAATCTACCAGTCGGTCTGTTCTCGGCTAACGAGATCGCGGTGATGGCTGCTGCTTTGGAGGCACATTGGGCTACGGAAAAACAGAAAGGAACCGCGCCTCGATCAGATGCAAGCCTACCAGTGGTTCGAATGATCCCGCGCGCCGCCATGCTCGTCGCTCTCGCCCTCGTCTTGATCGTCTACGTCCTGGCGGCGGCACCGCGATGCGACGCCAACTCGCCGCCAGGACCGACCATCGGCGGCGTCATCAAGATCGGAGGATGTTGAGAATGAAAAAGACAATTTCCATACGTCTGGCGCTACGTCACGAAGGCGACTGGTGGAACGCCTATCTCGCCAAGTCAGACACGATGGAGGGAGCGCGGCTCATCAGTTCTATCCTGATCGGCGCGGTGGCTGGTAAGCCAGAGCGCAAGCAAGCCTTCATCGACCTGATGCAAGAGGTGATGGCCGACGGCATCGAAACCATGAGCGGCGTCAGGCCGGACAATTTTGACATTGACACAGCGCCGGAGTCGGAGCGGTCTGGGCATGGTTGACGAACTCTTTGCCATCGTCACCGGGCTGCTGGTTTTTGCCTGCGCGCTGCGCTGGTTAACATGGAGGAGACTTGAAGATGAAGTTGACAGTTTTCGTGATCTGGATAGCAGTGAGTGTGGCGATCATAGTGATCGCATGGATCACCCTGATCAGGACCGCTAAGGCGGAGACATGCTACCGCAAGATCGACAACAGCATTGAGCGGCTGGCTGGCTTCCGCTGGTCGTGGCGCACGGTCGATGGCAAGCAATGCTGGTACTACGCCCGCAACATTCTGCCGCGCGAGGACTTGGTGTGGAGCTTCACGGAGGAAGAGTTCAACGCGGACATCGACCGCGTGCTGGAGCGCAAGCTCTACAAGCCCATCCTCGACGAAAACCGACTGTTGTTGGAGGCCGACTGAGATGACTTTTTATGTGCTTGTTGGCCTTGGCAGCCTTGTCAGCTTTAGTCTCGGCTGGTGGCTTGGTCAGTGCCTGCCCACTTCCACAAGTCGCCCAACAAACGAGGAACGATGATGCCGCTAGCAACTCCCGAATATCTACGTGAAGCCGCCGAGCAAAGCGTCTCGGCTATGCGCAATGCATTGCGGGATGCCGCTGATGAGATCGAGCGGCTGCGCCGCCAACTGGCCGAGGCGCAGGCTGAGATCGAGCGACTGCGTTGTGCCCTACGGATTATTGCAGGGCAAGAACAATGTATTGATAATCTAATGAGTAACGGTGATGTGGCTCGCGCCACCCTCTCCACTCCCGCCCCACAGGTCGCCCACGACGAGGGCGGCGGTGCAGTGGCAGTAACGGAGGAGGAAATCGCACGCGTGCTATGTCGGCAGTACGAAATAGACGACGGTTTTTCGGAGGAACAAGCTGACATCTCTGCCGCGAGCGAGGGGTATCGGAACTTTCTTCCCGCCGCCCGCGCAGTTCTTGCCCTTTTCCGTGCTGCTGAAATGGGGACGAAGTGATGCACAAGCAATGGCGCTGCTTCCACTGTGATGTGGTATTCACCAGCCCTCGCTGCGCAGCCATCCATTTCGGATCGGATGGAGCGGCGACCTGCGCATGTATGCTGCCGCACGAGCAGCATCTAGTCGAGCACATCCGCGATCTCGAAACGCAGCTTGCGTCCTACCGAGTCGAGGATAGCCGCATCCTGCGCTCGATCTACACCCTTGAGGCCGACCACCGGCAGGCGCTGACCCGCGCCGAGGAGGAAGGCTACAACAGGGGTATCAGCGACATGCGGGCGCTCTTGAGCCAGCCAGCGCCGAAGCACATCAGCCCGGCGCTCCAGGAATACGGCGATCACACCTAGAGGGAACCGATGAACATATTCCATCCCCATCGGCCGTGGTCTCGCAGCGATAAGATTTTCTGCGTTTGCGTGATCGCGTTCACAACCGGCTTGCTATTTTTGCCTGCCATTCTGCCTTGAGGGAACGAT